AGAGGTAATGCTAGTTGAGCACCCATGTAGAATATCATGGTTTCTATAAATAATGCGGTTAACTCATTCATGTCAGTGACACGCTTGATATAGATTATGTTTATAGACTGCTCATCGGTGAGTAACAACCTGCCTTCAATTTTGTACTCAGTACCATCCTCAACACTTACGACCTGTAGACAGAATGGATCAGTAGGTAGTTGATATTGATAGGCATAATCATATATTGGATTAGAAGAACTCTGAGCCAGTGAGGTTCTGACCAAGGCGAAGTTCCAAGGATAAAGCTGTAGTAAGTAATCTAGGCTTTGGTTAAACACAAGATTACATAGGCGTGCTTGTTCACTATCCTCTGTCAGAGACGTGATACTATTCACACCNATTCTTACAAGTGCCATATTTGAAATGCTAACTTTAGATGCCATTTTGTCTTACCCCTATTTAAGTTTGGGGCTGAGTTGCCCCAGCCCCTATAACATAACCAACTAAGGTTACGGAGTTCTCAAAATACGACCAACTCTTTTCTCTTCCATACGTGTTGCGCCACACATTACGAAAGTGTAGAGTTGCTTGGTATAGTTCAAATCAGCACGCTCATCAATACGAGTAAACATGCCACTTGGGCCTTTACCAGTAGAAAGCAATACACCGTCTTGCTGCCAGAAGAAGATCTTGTTAGCACCACCGGTGGTTCCCAGTCTTTCCGAACGAATAAACTTGAAACCAAGATAGGTGTCGATCTCACCACGAACAAGGGCTTTTACAGAGTTGTAATCTACGCTTGTTGCAGTAGCATCACCCAAAAGGGTTTGAAGATCAGCGGCATTAAGAGCAAGATAACGACCCTCTGAAGCGACCTCATTGGTATCCAGTACTTTCTTTGCCTGAGCGAGATGCGCTACAGTCAGAGAACCAGAAACAGCGATGTCGTTATCTGTGTCATAAGCAGTACCGGTACTACCGGTTTTGTCGGTGTAAGCAGTACCATCCAGAGCAGTAACAATAGTGTCATCAAAGATCTGATTCAATGTAGCAGCAGCGCTACGAACATAAGCGGAAGTAGGATCAGCCCAGCCCATCTTTACCTCATCCCTTTTGTCAAGGTATGGGTTGATAGAGTAAGCAGTAAGCCCTACTCTCCTACGGTAATGAGTAGGAGTATTCAATTGGGTAGCCTCACCGGCAGAACCGGAAAGAGTTGTATATCCAATAGCCCCTACTTGATTAAAAAATTCATACTCGCCTTCTTGCGATTCGTTTCTAACGGCGCTTTTAAGACGAGAGTCCTCTTGCATAGCAAGCAACAGTACGTTGTCATTATACAACTGTACATAATGATTGTCAGCAGTAGTAGTCATGATAGGCACCTCATTTATAATAGATATGAGACCGAAACAGTCTCAGGTGCCACAGCGAATTATCCGTTAAGGGTTCAACAGTGGTAATACTATATTGGGCTCTTACGAGTTATCCAGGGTAATTCAAGAGTTGCAGGGTCGGCAGGACTTGTCTGCTACTTCGAAACTTTATTAGCCATCTCATAAAGTTTGTTTACTTCAGTCATGGCTTCGTCGTGTCTTGGATGTTCTTTCTTCCAGTATGCATCATACAATGGATTACTTTTATTTGATCTAATATCGTTAGCCTTAGACATAGCCTCTTTAGGTGTGAAAGTTGTAGCTTGTGATCCAGATTCAATTTTGTCTTCGGCTATAGAGTCAGCAATTTTAGATAGAAATTTTACTAACTTTGCTTCCTTGCCCAACTGCGTCTTTTTCAAATACTCTCTGAAATCATCATCACCGTACTTAGCAACTAACTTATCCAGCTTCTTAATCTTGTCAGGATAAGCGGCTCCAAGTTCTTTCTTTAATTCTCCCCATTCCTTTTCGTATCTGTCCTTATTAAAAGTTGAAACATTGTCCTGTCCTTCTTTGGTTTTCCCCTCAAAGTATTTCCAGGCCTCTTTGGCTTGTTTCTTCGATAGTCCAAACTTATGAGCCATGTCAGAAAAGCCTTGTTTAACCTCATCTAAATCTAAATCAAGCCCCTCCGTCTTGTCGTACTCATACTCTGTTGGTTTTTCAGGTCTACCCAACGCCTTGAAGAATGTATCCCATGCCTCTTGCCCATCTTTTTCTGTAGGTGGGATGATTCCTTTACGACCTACGAGCTGTTGAGCGTTCACATATGACTTAGCTAACGTCTGTAAATCAGGGATGCTAGCCATACTCGCATGTTCAGCAAATTCTTTCGGTACAAATTCTCTGTAATTCTTGTTTACATGTTCACTGATTTGTTTCTTTACTTCTTCGTTTGCAAAATCAATCTTTACTTCATCGCCTTCTGCCATAATTTTTCTCCTTCAATTGTCCTAGCCAGGCCGTTCACAGGTTGTCTGCAAAACTGGGTTGACTGGAGTTGTTGCTTAATCCTGTAATAGATTAAGTATATATAGTATCAAATCTCTACGCCCTTCTCTAAAATAAAGGACGTTTGGATTATCGTCATACATTCTTTTTGCAAAGTAACACTTCTCCATTAAATCATTAACTACTTGCTTTCCTGCTGGTGTGTTCAATGCCGCCTTGTAATTGTCTTTTAAGTCTTTTAACTCTTGTGCTCTTTCCATTATTGATTTCCTACCTTATCTAAATTCTTTGCACCTTTCGAATATTCATTCAAAGTCTCCGCACCCTGCGCCATTTGCTGTTGCTGAGCTGCGGCAGCTTGCTGTTGTGCTCTGAGTTGTCTTATGGTTGCGACTGCTTTCAAATCCAAGAGAACATTAGCCGGTGATCCATCAATATCCGCTACAGTTCTAATCGCTCTATCCCAATCAATATTGTCAAGCACGCCTGGATTAACCTGCGCCCATTGGATAGCCGTCATAATTGTGTGAGAGATAGACTGCACCTCGTGTATTCTCTGTGACTTAGCCAAGGGTGATATAAACTTCAGTCTATACTTTTTACCCTTTAACGATGGAGGAGCTTGAGGCAGTAACAATTCTCTATCATTCCCTCTAATACCAGTTAGAATATCAATGACTCTTTCAACTAACGGAGACAGAAATTCAAAATTTAACATACCAAAAGTTGGAGCAAGTATACGTGCATTCTCAGACTGACGTGCCCTAACTTCCTCTGCGGTCAACTCTCTTTTGTCGATCAACAATAGTTGATTCATGTAGAACGCATCTGCTATGATCTGGCGCTTTTCTGACACCATATCAAATGTTAAAGGTAGATTGGCTCCGAATAGCAACGGTTCCACCCTCGCTTTATAGGTTGGATCATAGTAGATAATCTTTCCAGGTTGGGTTGTGACATCTCCAAAGCCTTCATCAGGAACTTGAATAGGAGGATCAGCAATCTTCTGTCCTGTCATGAGCAAGGTTCTAACCATCTCATTTAGGGTTTTAATGTCAGGAAGTGAGTTCATAGCAGGTGATCTACCATAAAGTTCTCCAGTTTCTTTCAACCATCTTGCGACTACGAATGGAAATGTGTCATAACCGTGTTTTCGCAGCAAATGTTCCTTGTCTTTTTCTACCCAAATAGAAGCGTATGGCTTATTTTCTGGATCACTCTTACCAATTTCAAATGATTTTCTTGGGAATACAAAGTGAACCACTTCAAAATTTGTTTCAGGTTCTTCCTTCATTGCTCTAGTAACATCGTCTGATACGTTTTCTTCGCCGAACTCTTCTATCATTTGTCTTGCAGTAAGTTTGAAACGTCTCGCTACAGTGTCAACTAATCCTTCGTTGTTCTCACTTATGGAAGTTTCTTTAATATTTCTGGCTGAAAAATTAATGTTTTTGTCAGGCAGTGTGCTTGGTTCTATGTACAACACGCCAGTTCCGTAGGACACCAAATCAATATACATTTCATTGACTTCGGTGTAGAAATTTGAGTTCTCAAGCTCACGCATGATAACATCAGCCATGCTCTCGAACCACTGCTTTGATTCTATAGATTTGTTAATAGCATTGTCATCAGACTCTAGGGTAAACCACTTTGAGGTGGGGTTGGTCAACAGTGAATTCAACGCGGCAGCAAGTCTAAAAACTGCGTGCGTAGCTGTGGAATCGAACATGGTGGTCGAACTTCTTTGTGTACCTGTCATGTCCTCATACAATATAGGCTTTTTGAATGGTAGGATATAGTCATTGATCTCCTGCCATACGTTGTTCCACATTGTCTTGTTATTTTCTAGTTGCCCTAAATATGTTATAAGGAACTTTATATCTTCTTTCATAGTTGTATCCTACTTTATTCTAGACTTGTCAGCGTTGGGATATAAATGTAAGGGTTAGTTACCCTATCAGGTCTTGCAAAGAACATTGATAGTCTACCAACACGCTTCCTAACATCAGCCGCTGTTACATTGCCTGCTGCTTCAGCAACCGCTTCTGTGTCAAAGAATGATGGGGGTTCTGTACCGCCACCGCCAACATCCTTGGG